CCATGCACACCGGGTCTCTGTTGATGCTTCACGAGCCGTGGGTAATCGCGATGGGGGACGCGGCGGAAATGCGCAAAGCCGCGGAGATGCTGGAGAAGTACATCCAGAGCGGCGTGGAGATCTACACCGAAAAATCCGGTGCCGAGCACGACGAGATCCGTGGATGGATGGCTGAGGAAACCTGGTTCAGCGCGGACGAAGCGGTCGAGGCCGGTTTGGCTGACGAGGTGGACGGCGCGTTGAGCGTCGCGGCCGATCTGTCGGACCGCTGGGGCTTTCGCAATGCCCCAAACGAATTTTCTCAAATGGTCGCGATGTCGGCCAAACTTTCTAGGGAGAGCACGAACATGAAAGAACAAACGAAACAAACGCCCACGAAGCCGGATAGCGACGCGGACAGCGTTGATCCGCGGGCGGAATTCAACGCGGAACTGAAGCGGTTCAGCGAGAAGTTTGGAGCGGAGAACGGGACCCAATGGTTCACCGAGGGCAAGACCTGGGAAGAGGCCCTAGCACTGCACTGCGACGAGCTGGCAAACAAGCTGGCCGCGGAAGAAAGCGGCAACGTGGAACTGCGCAGCCGGTTGGAGCAAGTCGGCGGCGGCGAACAGGAAGCGGTCAGCTTTGGCAGCGGCGAAGGCGGCGACGGGAACAAGGTTGACCCGAAATTGGCGCGGGCGTTGCCGGACGGGCTGGCTCGGTTTGCCAGCGGGTTGAAGTTACCCACGGCCGCGGTTGCGGAGTGAGGGGACCATCACGCGGAGCGTGATGAGCACACAAAGACCAAGTTGCAGGGAGGCAACGAACGATGACGAGACCAACACTGCTGGACATTGCAAAATTGAACCTCGGGGATGCCGAGGTGGGGCTGATCGAAGAGGCAATCTACAACTGCCCAGAGGTCACCGGCTTTGACCGGGAGACCAACCAGTTGATTCCGGGCGTCGGACAGACAAAAACGATCCGCGGAATCAACTATTCGACCAAGGTACGGACGGCGCTGCCGTCGGCCGGCTTTAGAAACGCAAACGAAGGCGTCACGGCGACTAAGTCGACCTTCGAAAACCGTCTGGTTGAAACGTTCATTCTCAATCCACGGTGGGAGTGCGACAAGGCCGTCGCCGATCGCAACGAGGAAGGGCCGGAGGCGTTCATCGCGGAAGAGGCGGACGCCCAACTCAAGGCGTCGTTCCTGCAGGCCGCGCGGAACTTCTACTACGGCACGAACACCAGCTACAGCGGCGACGCCAAGGGGCACCCTGGTCTGATCGACGCTTATGACGCGACCAATCGCGTCTTGGACGCCGGTGGCACCACGGCCAACACGGGGTCCAGCGTGTGGCTGGTCAAGTGGGGGCCGCAAGACGTGCGCTGGGTACTGGGCCAAAACGGCGAACTGGCCGTTTCCGACGTGCGAATCGAAACGATTTTCGACGGCTCCAGCAACCCGTTGACCGGCTACGTGCAAGAACTGCTGGCCTATCTGGGCGTGCAGGTCGGTTCGATCAACGCGGTGGTGCGGATCAAGAAGCTGACCGAGGACAGCGGCAAAGGACTGACTGACGCCGCGTTTGCCAAGGCACTGGAAAAGTTTCCCGCCGGTGTGAGGCCGGACGTGGCTTTCTGCACGAAGCGCAGCCGCCGACAACTGCAAAGTAGCCGGACGGCTACGCACCCGAGCGGGCAGCCCGCGCCGTTCCCGGTGGAAGTCTTTGGCGTGCCCCTGGTCGTCACGTCGGCCTTGAGCGACACGGAAGCGTTGACGCTGTAGTAGCTGAGTTTGCAAAAACGCAGTTCGCCTGAACTCTTGCGAGTTCAGCTACTCATAACCAATTGAGGAGAAACGAAGATGAACGGAAGAAAACTTGCGACGATCGCTCTGATCGTTTTGATTGCTCTGGTACCGCTGGCTGTGCTGCCCGCGATGGGGCTGGTGATCACGGGGCAAAAGGTGCTCGGTTGGATTGCCACGGCCGGCGCGGCGGTGGGCATGGCGCTTGCGGTCAAGGACGCGGACACGGGCCTGACGAAGACGACGGCCTTGCCCAACGGAGCGGCGACTACGACGTCTGCCGGTATTGACCTGGGTATCGGCGCGAAAGGCGATTGCGGCGGTAACTTCGAATTGATGATCGAGGCACCGGCGCTCGCAACTACGCCCCTGCCTGACACGAAGACCATGACTTACGACGTGTATCACGATACGGCGTCCGATTTCAGCGGCGAGGTACTGTTGATGGGGTCGGTGATCGTGCAGACCGGGGCCGGCGGGGCAGGCGCGGCGGCGGCGACTAAGAGTGTGCGGATGCCGGTTGATGTGAATCGGTACATCCGCGTCAAGGCCACCAACAGCGGCGCTGGCGACGCGAGCGGTTCGAACTTCGTGGCCGGCTTGCGGTTCTGAGACAAGCTGTCAGCGGTCAGCTATCAGCAGTCAGGAAGAGGGCGGTTGAGAGCTGAAAGCTGAAGGCTGAAAGCTGAAGGCTGAGACGTGGCCGGGTCAATCATCGACAACGCGACGGATCACGCGCTGGGGACCGCTCGGTTGCTGGCCGGGCGGTTGATCTCCTATACGCGCGGGGCGGACACAATCCGGTTCCGCGCGATCGTCGGCAACACGACGGTCGAGGTGATCGACCAGGGTGTTGTTGTCGACCAGGCGGAGGCGCGAACTTACCTGTTTCCGCGGGTCGAATTGGCCAAGCTGTCTCCCGACGTGCCGCAAGCGAGCGACTACGTCGAGGAACAAGACGACGACGAAACCGTGACCGAATGCCGTTACACGGCCATGCCGGCGACCGGCGGCGATTGCTGGCGGTTTGCCGATCGTGACCGCAAGTGGATTCGGTTATTTAGCAAGCAGGTGCCGGGGACGTAGAAGAGGGCTTAAGGCCGAAGACCGAAGGGCAGAGAAAAAGACATCTTACCTTCAGCCTGCAGCCTGCAGCCTCCGGACTAAGACATGCCCGATGCGAATCAGGTGACGGTGGCCAAGGCGGTTGTTACGGCGCTGAACGGTGCGCCGGGCGGCACGTTTTCGCAATCGTGTACCGCGGCGCGGGCCTACCGCAAACGGGTTAAGCGGGAAGAAATTGACGGCGTGCTGATGACCGTGATTGGCAACGGGCGAACGTTCGTCAATGCGGCGCGGCGAATCTCGGAACGGGACGTGATTGTCGCGGTGGTGCTGCAGAAGGCCACGGACCCGGCGACTGTGGCCGATGTGGACGCGATGCAATTGCTGGTGCAAGAGGTGGCGGATTTTCTAGAGTTCGAACCGCAAGGCGATGCGGGGTTCTTGCAACTGGAAAACGAGCCGATTTTTGACCCGGATCTACTGGAGAACAATCAACTGTTCGAATCATCGATCCTCGTTACCTACCGGGTGCAACGCGAGGACGACGATTGAGGCGGGAGAAAGAAGGCGGGAGGCTGGAGACTGGAGACCAGAGGAAGAGAAGAGTCTGAACCTCCCGTCTCCAGCCTCCGGACTCCAGCCTAACCAAAAGCCAAGGAGGGCGAACCAATGACGGTTAATACACCGGTCGGCTTGGAATGCAAGGCGTATCGGAACACGGGAACTCACGCCGCACCGGTGTGGGTTGAATGCAAACGACTGAAGGATGTGGCCGTCGCGCTGCAAAAGGACCGGGCGAACGTGTCGCGCCGTGAGTCTGCGTGGAAGATGGAACGCGGGGCGCTGAAGGGGCTGGAGATCACGGCCGGGTACCAGTACCGGCGAGGCACGGACGCGACGCGAGATGCGTTTATCGACTCGTTTGTCAACGGGACGCCGGTCGAGATGGCCGTGATGGACGATGCGATCACGACCAGCGGCGCGAAGGGGTGGCGGTCGTACATCGAAGTGATGGGCATCCCGACAAACGAACCGCTGGCGGACGGTAAGACACTCGACCTGACGTTGGCGTTGACGGACCACGAGGAAAGTAGCGTGCTGATCGAGCCGGACCACTACACGGTGGCGTAAGCGGCAAATGACCAATGACCAAACCCCAATGACCAACGAAGAGGGCAAAAGGGATGGACGCAAAACGAATTCAGGAACTGGCCAAGTTCGCGGCCGAAAACACGGGGTTCGTCCGTGCCAGAGTCGCGGAACTGGGCGAACTTTCGCAACTGGTTGACGAGGCCGTTGCAGGCGTGGAACTGGACGACGAGGCCGCGGCCTACGTCGAAGCGTTGGGGCGGGCTGCCGGGTGCGATGAGAAGGTCGTGTATATCGACGTCGAGCATTTGGCGGCCGTCTGTGCGCTGGCCACGTCGAAGGGGAAGCCGAAAGGGAGCGGTCAGCAATCAGCGGTCAGCGGTCAGAAAGAAGGCGGCTGAGAGCTGAAAGCTGAGAGCTAGAAAGGGCCAAGGATGGCAGGCGAAACGGCGAGGTTTACGGACGCGACCGGCCGCGATTGGTTGGTCGAAATCACCGTCGACACGGTCCGGCAAGTTCGCAAGGAACTGGACGTGGACCTGATGCAGGCGGCGGGCGGCGACGTGCTGGAGCGTCTGGCCGCTGACCCGGTGGAACTGGTGGACGTGCTGTTCGTGATCTGCCGTGACCAGGCGGAAGAGCGCGGGTTGAGCGATGTCGATTTCGGCCGGTCCTTGGCCGGCGATGCGATCGAGGCGGCGACGGATGCCTTGATTGATTCGATTGTGGCTTTTTTCCCCCCTCGCCTCCGGAAGCATCTGGAGGCGATCAGGGAACGGCAAACGGAGACGCTGGCGGCGCTGGACAAACAGGTGACCGAGAAGGTGACGGGCGAGAAGTTCAGCCGAGCGTTGAAGGAGATTGTGTCTTCGGCGGGCGCTGCGATGGATGCGGAGATTGCCAAAGCAACGACGAAAGCGAAACGGAAGCTGACGGAGATGACCGCGACGGATGGGAGCTAGTCGACCAGTGCGCGGCGGTGCTGGGCGTGTGGCCGGGACCGTACACGTTGCGCGAGTTGGTCGCTCAGGCGGACTTTCGCTTGCGTGCCGACTGGAACCGCACGGCGGCGGCTATGGCGCTGCTGGCGAACTGCCACCGCAAGCCGGGGGCAGCGGAGTTTCAGCCGCGAGACTTTCACCCGATGGAAACCGACACCGAGCACCGGCCGCGGGGAATGGTGATGACGCCCGAGAATTTGCACATCTTCGCAAAGTTGATTGTGGGGACTGACCCGGAGAAGAAGGCCGAAGACTGAAGACTGCAGGCTGAAGGACAAGAGGGACCTGAGGGGCGGCGAACACGGACGGGTCCCTTCGGTCCCTTTTGTGATGAGTAAGGAACACGAACCGATGCAAATCACGGGCGACATGACGATGAGTTTCCGGATCGTTGATCAGTTCTTCGATCGCACTCCGGTCATCAAAGCGATGGAACGGGCGGAACGTCGTGTACTGTCCCGGATGGGTGCGTTTGTCCGGCGGACGGCGCGGTCGTCAATCCGACGGCGCAAGGGCGTTTCCGCTGAAGGCAGCCCTCCTAGCGCGCATGCTCGGGCAAGCTCGGGGCCAGAGGCCGGGCTGAAGTTCATTTTGTTCGGGTACGACGCGGCGCGGCGGACGGTGGTGGTTGGGCCGGTGAAGTTCAACCAGGTGAACTATCTGGGGACCGGCGAGCGCGTCAGTGTGCCGCAACTCTTGGAGTTTGGCGGGACGGCTCAAATCATCGAGAAACGAACCAAAGGCCGCGGACCGTGGCGGCGTGCGGATCTGCGGCGGAAGTTGCGGCCGTGGGAAGAATCCAGAACGCGGCGTGCGAGATACGCGGCCCGTCCGTTCATGCGGCCGGCGTTGGCGAAGGAGAAGGACAACTTCGCGAAGTTGTTTGAAGGCCAAATCGACAAGGAAGCATCGCGCGGAATGCAACGGTTGAAAGGCGACGTTGATGCATCGGGCGCGGCGGGCGTGGTCTCGCTGGTGAGTGCGGGGTAGGGGAAGCGGTCAGCGGTCAGAAAGAGATTGCTGAAAGCTGAAAGCTGAAGGCTGAAAGCTAACACATGGCAGGCAAGGCGGGCGGAATTCGAGCGGGCGGGGCGTTTGTCGAGCTGAGTCTGCGCGACCGTATCGGCAAGGGGCTGAGCCGCGCGTCGGCCAAGCTGCGGTCGTTTTCCCGCGGCGTGGGTGCGCTCGGGGCCGGGATGATCGGGTTGGGTGCCGGGATCATGGCACCGTTACAAATGGCGGTGTCCAAGTTTTCCTCAGTCGGGGACCAACTGGACAAGACAAGCAAACGGACCGGCGTGACCGTTGAGGCGCTGTCGGAGCTGGGCTTTGCGGCCGAACAAAGCGGCGCGGGATTGGAAGTGCTGGAAAGGGGACTGTTCGGTCTGTCCCGCTCGTACTACGCGGCAAGCAAAGGCAGCAAGGGGGCGGTCAACGAGTTTGGGCAGGTGATCCGGCCGTCTGCGGATATTGTCGACGCCTTTGCTCAAGTTGGTTTGTCGATGCAACAACTGAAAGGCATGACGCCGGACGAGCAGTTGAGCGCGGTAGCGGAGGGCTTGTCCAAAATGACGGACGAGTCGAAAAAGGGGGCCATAGCCCAATCACTGTTCGGCCGGCAAGGCCGGCAATTACTGCCCCTGTTGAATGAGGGCGCGGCCGGCATCCGCAACCTTCGCGAACAAGCCCGCGCTTTGGGGTTGACTGTATCGACCGAAGCAGCCGCGTCGGCAGCCGAGTTGACCGACCGCATGAACGAAATGTGGCGCGTGGCGAAAATGGGCGTGTTCACGATCGGTAGCGCGCTGGCCCCTGCGGTGATCGACGTGGTCGAGTCGGTGACGGCCTGGTCGGTGGTCGCGCTGGATTGGGTCAAGGCCCATAAAGACTTGGTGATCTGGGTGGCGAAGCTGGCGGCGGCAGTCGCTACGGTGGGGGTGGTCTTACTGTCAATTGCTGGACTGGGGTTCGTCTTCAGCGGGCTGGCGGCGGCCGGAAG